GTGAGAGAAACAAAGTCAGTGTCAATAGAAAAACAGGATGCAAAAGAGACTTTCGATATTGCTCCATATTTCATATCTGTAGTAGAGAAAGTTCCTATTGAAGCATTAGATGCTATGGAGAAAAGTTTTAGAAAAAGTAACAGTAAGACTGTTAAATTGGCCACACTTTCTATTTTAGCAGAAAAGATGAAACGTAATATTGAATAACCAAATACAGTAATCAGAGCATCTATCAGAAATGGTAGGTGCTCTTTTTATAAATCAAACCAGGAAAGAGGTGAGACAAGGAAAAACATAACAAACTGGAGAATGCAGCCTGTTCAGGCAGAGAACAAAACACTTCTGTACATTTATGATGATGTGACAGAATATGGAGAATTTGACTGGAACGCATGGGAATATAAGAACTCGGAGACTTCTGCAAAATATTTTGCAGAGAAACTGAGTGAAATTCCAGAAGGACAGACAATTGAGCTGCATATCAACTCAAATGGCGGATCCGTAAAAGAGGGCGTTGCTATTTACAATTTACTGAAGCAAAAACAAAACCAGAAAGTCGGGATTGTGGATGGCGTAGCACACAGTGTTGCGTTTTTGATTCTACAGGCGTGTGACACAAGAAAAATGTGTTTAGGTACAACGGCACTGATACACAATATGTGGATGTATTGCTCAGGCAATGCAACACAACTGAGAAAATATGCAGATGATCTGGATGACATGATGGAAGCAAACCGGCAGGTTTTTCTGAAAAGGGCGAAGATTGAGGAAAGTGAGTTGATTGAGTTAATGGAAAATGAGACTTACCTCACTCCGGAAAAGGCGCTGGAATATGGACTCATTGATGAGATCATGGGGAAGACAGCAGAACCGATCAATACAGAAGAGATTCTGGAGAAGCTGTCCGATATGCAAAGACAGTTAAACAGTCAGGAGAGCTTCCGGCAGCAGATTGCAGCAATGCAGAAACCACAGGAAGACAAGAAACCAAGAAAAAACAATGTATTAAATCTTTTTAGAGGAGGCATGATTTAAGGAAAAATTTAGACGTATTAGAAATGGAAAAAACAGCAATCGTACAGAAGATGAATGAGGCGATCACAGCTGGAGATGCAGAGCAGTTCCAGGCAGCGTTTGTGGAGCTGTGCGATAAGATTCAGGAAAGTGTCATCGAACAGGCACGGGGAATCGTAGAAGAAGCAGATCAGAGAATTCTGTCTGAGCGTGGTGTAAGACAGCTGACATCCAAAGAAAAAGAATATTATCAGAAACTGGCAGAAGCCATGAAAGCACAGAATCCGAAACAGGCGGTAGAGAATCTGGATGTGGTAATGCCGTATACCGTAATTGACAAAGTATTTGAAGATTTGAAAACAGATCATCCGCTGTTGTCCAAAATCCAGTTTACATCCGTAACAGGGTTGACACGAATGATGATGAATACGAATGGATATCAGAAAGCAGCATGGGGAAAACTTTGCGCAGAGATCATCCAGGAGCTGACATCCGGATTTAAAGAGGTAGATGTGACACTGAGCAAACTGTCAGCATTTCTTCCGGTGTGTAAAGCAATGTTGGATCTGGGGCCAGAATGGTTGGATGCTTATGTGAGACAGGTTCTGTATGAAGCGCTTGCAAATGGATTGGAAGACGGTATCATCAATGGAACTGGAAAAGACATGCCAATCGGTATGACAAAACAGGTGGGAGACTCTGTTACGATCAAGGGTGGAGTATATCCAGATAAAAAAGCAGTAAAGGTTACAAAGTTTAATGATGTGCAGCTTGGAAAATTGGCATCTGTTCTGGCAATCAATGAAAAAGGACAGGCAAGAACCGTAGACACACTGATTCTGGTGGTAAATCCGTCAGATTATTTCAGTAAAGTCCTGCCGGCAACACAGAGACCGGCGCCGGGCGGTGGATATGTAAGTACACTGCCATTCCCAATCGATGTGATCCAGTCTCCGGCGGTAGGAGTCGGAAAGGCTGTATTTGGTATGGCAAAGCTTTACCTCATGGGAGCTGGAATCGAAAATAACGGAAGAATCTTGTATTCAGATGATTACAGATTCCTGGAAGATGAGAGGGTTTACCTGATCAAAATGTATGGTCATGGATTTGCAGTAGATGATAATGCCTTCATGCTTTTGGACATCAGTGATCTACAGCCAGCGCATTATGAAGTGGAAGTTGTTCCAAGTGTAGAAAATGTGGAAAATGCAAATCTTGCAGATTTCAAGGTAGGGGGACATACACTGACACCGGAGTTCGCAGAAGGAACATTGACATATACTTTGACAACAACAGACGCATCAAACACGGTGCAGGCGGTAATTGCAGACAGTACTGCAGAACTGGAATTGACATACAATGATAAAACGATTGCAAACGGCAGCAGAGTTACATGGGCTTCTGGGGCTGGAAATGTTGTGAAAGCAAAAGTGACAGACGGGAAGACAACCAAGACGTATCAGGTGACGGTAACGAAGAATGAGGGATAATCATGAGTGATCTTTTAGAAGATGTGAGAAATTTTCTGGACATTACATGGGATATGGATATCAGAGAGCGCAAAAAGCTCTCTGGTATTGTAGAAAGAGGGAAAAAGTATCTTGAGGGGAAAATCGGACAATGCGATTTTGAAAGCGAAACACAGGAAAAAGATCTGCTGTTAAATTATTGTATGTATGCAAGAGCCGGTCAGGTGGACGAGTTTATAAAAAACTATAAATCGGAAATCATATCCCTGCAGATGCGCAGTTTTCAGAGGAAAGCAGGTGGTTGCGATGCCAAGACGTAAAGATACAAAATTTGTCACATTTAATGACGGAATGTTGGATATCTGCAGCGTGAAAGGACGAAAAATTGTAGAAACAAAGCATTGTGGAGTCCGGTTTGGGTTTCGGACAGTAGGAATCAAACGGTTTTATGAGGCAAAGGTATTATCCAATCAGATTGACGAAGTAGTTGCAATTCTGCCGGTAGAAGACATTTCTACGATGGACATCTGCATAATCAGAGAAAAGCAGTACAAGATCATACAGATCCAGAATAAATACGATGCAACGCCACCTTGTTTACTGCTTTCTTTGGAAAGAGTAGTAACGACTTATGAGGATGTGAGAAACAATGCCGAAAATTAATATTGATCAGTTAGCAATCGAAGTCATGCAGGAGTTAGATGCGTATCGTGAGGATGTACAGGAAGCTGTGGAAAAGGCAGTGAAAGAGACGGCGAAGCAGACAGCTGCGGAATTACGTTCCATATCACCGGAAGGAGATACCGGTGAATATGCAAAGCACTGGAGCTATAAACGAGACAAAAATTTGAGTGGAAGGCACCGCTATGATATGGTGGTATATTCCAAAAAGCCGGAATACCGGATTACACATTTGCTGGAAAAAGGACACGCAAAGAGGAATGGTGGAAGAGTGGACGGGATCCCGCATATCAAAATTGCAGAAAAGCACGCAAAGGAAATTCTACAGGAAAGGATAGAACGATATTTATGACAAAGGAGAGGATAGAAGCAATTCTGGATGTACTGGAAATTGAATATCGGTATCATCATTTCGAAGAACGTGAGGCGGTGAATCCTCCTTTTATTTGCTGGTTGATTCCGGAAACGAGAAATTTCTCCGCAGATGGGAAGGTATATTTTAAATCAAACAAAGTTGATATTGAACTGTATACAGATGAAAAGGACTTTGAACTGGAAGAACGTGTAGAAGCGGCACTTGATGCAGCAGATCTCTTCTGGCAGAAAAGTGAACAGTATATTAAATCAGAAAATATGTATGAAGTATTATATGAAGTGGAGGGCTAAGTAAGGAAAGAAAGACAGGCAACAAAAAAGGATAAAGTCAAATTTAATATCCATAATGCGCATGTTGCGCTTTTGCAGGAAAGTGACACGGGAGAAATTACATTTGATACACCGTTTGCGGTACCTGGCTCCGTATCGCTTTCACTGGAAGCACAGGGAGAACTGACACCGTTTTATGCGGATGGAATCAAGTATTATGTTTCTTCTTCCAATAGCGGATATGAGGGAGACTGGGAAATGGCGCTGATCACGGATGAGTTCCGGGAAAAGATTTTAAGTGAATACATTGACAGGAACAAAGTCATGCTGGAGGAAGCGACTGCAAAAGTAAAACGGTTTGCGCTGGGATTTGAAATTGACGGCGATGTGAGGGGAACACGGTTCTGGTTCTATTGCTGTACCTCTACACGTCCTACAACAGAATCCAGCACAACAGAGGACACGATTGAACCTACAACTGACACTGTCACAGTTTCTGCATCCGCTGTACAGCTTGGAACAGCTAAGAAAATGGCAGTTCGGGCAAAGACAACAGCAGATACAACAGATGACTTATACGAAAAATGGTTTGATAAGGTGTACATTCCAGATCAGGAAGTTGCAGCATAAAAGGAGAACAGGATGAGAAAGACGATCACAATCAATGGAACAGAATATAAATTCAAAAGTTCTGCCGCAATCCCCCGGATTTATCGACTGAAATTTGGGAGAGATATTTTTGTAGATATGCAGAAAATTGAAAAGCAGATCAAGATCCAGGAAAAACTCAAAGACGAGATGCAGAAAAAATGCGCAAAAGAAGGTACAGAATTTGATGAAAGTGAATTTGAAAGCGAAATTCCGATTGAATCATTGGAGATGTTTGAGAATATTGCTTTCCTGATGCACAAGCATGGAGATACAACTCAGCCGGATGATATCAATGAATGGCTGGATCAGTTTGAAACATTCGATATCTATGAGATTCTTCCAGAAATCATGGATATGTGGAAAGCAGAAAACAAACAGATGTCAGTTTCAAAAAAAAAGAGAGGGAAATAGATCGTGAGGTCAATACCGCATTGTTCATGCTTCGGTGTGCACAATGCGGTATTTCTATTTCAGATTTAGGTCTGCTAAGCATCGGAATGATCAACGATATGTTTATCGAAATGAAGAATGATGAGTATGATTATCCGAAAATTGCAACACAGGAGGATATTGATGCACTGTAAAGGAGGGATGTAAGGGCAGGGAGCAGAATAAAAGGAATTACCATAGAGATTGGTGGCGATACTTCCAAGTTGGAAAAGGCACTGTCCGGTGTTGACAAAAAACTATACGGTGTAGAACAGTCATTAAAAGATGTCAATAAATTGCTGAAGCTGGATCCCACGAATACGGAATTGCTGAATCAGAAGCAGAAGTTGCTGCAGCAGTCGATCAGTGAAACGAAAAATAGGCTGGAAACTTTAAAACAGGCAAGTGAACAGGCAGCAAAAACCGCCGGAAATTATGATGCTTGGAAAGAGGCGTATACTCCGATTCAAGAGGAGATTTTAAAGACCAACGAAAAAATGGACAAGCTCAAAAAGAGCATGAAGTCTATGGAAGAAAGTGGTCGGATTGATACGGAAGAGTACAAAAAACTGCAGACAGAGGTAGACCAATCGTCTGATAAACTGAAAGAACTGAAAGCACAGAAAAAGCAAGTAGATGATGAATTTGGACAGCCGATCAGTCCAGAAGGATTCGATTCTCTTCAAAGAGAGATTATTGAGACAGAACAGAAACTGAAATCACTAAAAGAGACTACAGGAAGTGCAAGTGCGAATCTTGCAAAAGTATCTGCGGTATCCGGAGAGTTTGGAAATAAGGTCAAAGGAGTGGGACAATCCTTGCTGCCGGTAACGGGGGCACTGACTGGTGTAGGGGCGGCATCCACTGTTATGGCAAATAATTTTAACGATGCAATGAGTCAGGCGGCGGGAGCACTTGATAAGCCCATGTCTGAAATGGAAGATCTAAGACAGCTTGCAATCCAGACCGGACAGGATACAGTCTTTTCTGCAACTGATGCAGGAAATGCGATCACAGAACTGGCAAAAGGTGGTTTGACAGAAGCCGACATTAAAGCAGGGGCATTAAAAACTACAATGGATCTTGCGGCATCTTCCGGGATGGATCTTGGAGAGGCGGCAAATGTTGTTGTGCAGGCAATGGGAGCATTTGGTCTGTCTGCGAATGAGTCTGCAGAAGCGGCAAACGCTTTGGCCGGGGCAGCAGCTGCATCTTCTACGGATGTAGAACCTCTCACACAGGCACTGGCACAGTGTTCTGCTGGAGCGAAAAACGCTGGATGGTCTATACAGGAAACAACAGCGGTTTTGGCTCGTTTTGCAGATGCGGGAATTGAGGGAAGCGATGCGGGAACATCTTTAAAAACCATGCTCCAGAGGCTGGCGGCACCAACAGATAGCGCTGCAACAATGATTGAACAGCTTGGAATACAGACAAGAGATTCCAATGGGGATCTCCTTGGAGCTTCAGAGATTGCTGAGGAGTTGCAGAATAAACTTGGAGGTTTGGATTCGGCATCCAGAGATGCGGCGTTATCGACAATCTTCGGATCCGATGCAATGCGAGCTGCTACTGTGATGATGGATAGCGGGACTGAAGGGATTCAGAAATATATCAATGCGGCAAATGATCAGGAAGCAGCACAAAGGCTGGCAAATTCTCAGATGAGTGATGGATCAAGAGCAATCGAGGAATTAAAAGGATCTCTGGAAACTGCAGCGATTCAGATTGGAGATACGCTGGCACCAATTGTCCAGAAGGTAGCAGAACTTATTACCGCACTTGTCAATAAATTTTCAGCACTACCGGAAGGCGTGCAACAGGTGATTGTAGTAGTCGGAATTCTGGTTGCAGCATTAGGACCACTACTGATGGTAATCGGCCAGATATCACTCGGGATATCTGCGGTGGCAGGAGCACTGTCGAAGTTGTCTGGAATCGGAGGAGTTGCGACAAAGTTGGTCGGCGGAATTAAAACAGCGGTGACCGGACTACTTGGAATGATAACGGCACATCCTGTAATTGCGGTTATTACAGCAATTATAGCGGCGCTGGTTACTTTGTATAATAAATGCGAATGGTTTCGAGAAGGCGTGAACAGAATTTTAAAGGCAATCAGGGATGGATTTTTTGCAGCATGGGATGGAATTGTAGAATTTTTTACAGAAACGATTCCCAATGCATGGAATGAGATGTTATCGTCATTGCTTGCCAATCCAACGATAAGAACAATCGTAACAACCATTACAGATTCTTTTACGAAATTAAAAGAGAATTTAAATGGGATCTGGAACGGAATTAAGCAACTTGCACAAAATGCATGGGAATTCATCAAAAACGCTACACTTGCACCAGTACTATTGATGATTGATCTGGTGACTGGAGATTTTGAAAAATTAAAATCGGATCTGGAGAATATTTTAAATAATATCAAAAATGCAGTTGCGAATATTTGGGATTCCATCAAGGAGATTACATCAAATATTTGGAATGAAATTAAAAATGTGGTATCCACATTGGTATCTCTGGTAAAAGAAACTGCGATCAGTGGGTTTGAAGCATTACGAGATGGAATTAAAAATGCAATCCGGGAACTTCCGAAGATTGTAAGTGATATTTTCGAAAAAATTGGATCTACAATTTCCGGGTGGATCGATAATGCCTGGGAATGGGGAGCGGATTTTATCAATGGATTGAAAGAAGGGATATTATCCGGAGTCCGCGGGATTGTGGATGCAGTGAAAGGAATCGGAGATAAGATTCGATCCTTTTTACACTTTTCAAGACCGGATGAAGGACCTTTGAGAGATTATGAAACATGGATGCCGGATTTTATCGATGGAATGGTAAAAGGAATCAATGAGAATGTGTACAAGGTTTCCAATGCGGTAAAAAGAGTTGCCAAGACGATGAGTGAGAGTATGTACGGAGGAACTCCAGCTCTGGCAAGTGCTACACAGACTAACATTGTTTTGAACAATAATGTCGGTGTGCAAATTGGAAATCAAAAGCTTGATTCTTATATTGTAGAAACAGCCAAAAAAGGATTTACATCTCAAGTACATCACACAAAAAGAGGAAAGGGGAGACGGTAAATGTATGAAATTATCAGAAACGGCCATACAAATACAGAAATAGGAATACTTGTACGAGAAAGACCGTCTATCCCTTCGGCAGAGTATAACTATACGGAATTGAACATACCGGGAAGAGATGGGAGCATATTCAAAGAAGATGGAACTGTGAGCGACATTACAATCACAGTTCCATTTACATTTGCAGAAAATCCTCAAAGATGGCAGGAACGATTTCGGGCTGCGAGAAGATGGCTTATGAGAAAAGATGATACAGAACTGATTTTAAGCGATGAACTGGAGTATTTCTATCACGTAAAACATACTAAGATCAATGCAGCAGAACGGCAAGTAAAAGAGGTCGGAGAGTTTGATGTAGAATTTACGTGTGAGGGATACCGATATCGAACAGATGGAAAAGCAGAATATACACCGGAAGAGGTGTTTTACAATCCATATGACAGATCAAGACCAGTCTATTTGATCACAGGTGAAGGTGAGTGCATCCTGCAGGTAAACGGAAGTCAAATGAAAGCGAATGTTGGCCAGAATCTGGTGATTGATACAGACAGGCTGATGGCATACAGAAAAGATGGAAAATTGATGAACACATCTGTGTATGGAGATTATGCAGAACTACATCTTTTACCGGGAGAGAATACCGTGTATATCTCAAGAGGATTTGATCTGAAAGTGATTCCGAACTGGAGGTGCTTATAAGGATAGAACTTTATAAACCAGAAAATACGGATTATGAACATAACGGTGATATGCCATTACTTCCGGAGAGCGCTTCTGTAAAAGCAATACTAAACGGAAGTTGGAAAGCGGAGATTCAGCACCCGATCGATGAAGAGGGACGTTGGAAGTGGATAGAAGAGGACGCAGTCGTAAAACTGGAGTCATTCAATGGAACACAGTTATTTCGGATCAAAAAGAAAGCAAAATCAGATGCTGGCGTGAGTGCAGAACTGGAACCGGTTTTTATGGATGCGATTGATGATTGTTTTCTGTTGGATATACGTCCAACGGAAAAAAACGGGCAGCAGGCACTGGACATCATGACCGCACCAAATAAAAAGTACAGTGGAAAATCTAATATCAAAATAATATCAACAGCATATTACCAGACAAAGAACCTGATCGAAGCAATCTGCGGAGAAGAGGAGAACTCCTTCCTGAACAGATGGGGCGGTGAGGTTCTTTTTGATAATTATACGATCACCGTCAATGACCGAGTTGGAATCGATCATGGGGTGCAGGTTTTATATGGAAAAAATATTGCGGAAAACGGGCTGCAGGAAGAGATTGATACCAGCGAGGTCATTACAAGGATTGTACCAAAGGCATATAACGGATACATGATAGAGGGGAATGAACCGTGGGTGGACTCACCACTGATTGATAAATATCCAACAATAAAATACGGAGTGATCACATTTGAAGATGTGAAGATGAAGGCCGATGCTGCGGAAGATGACGAAGAGAACGGAATCGTGATCTGCAATACACAGGAAGAACTGAACAATGCGTTAAAAGAAAAATGCGAGGAACAGTTTGAAGCTGGAATTGACAAGCCGAAGGTTACGATATCCGCTGATATGGTTATGCTGCATGATACGGAATTGTACGCGGATATCCGGGAACTGGAAGAAGTTTCTATCGGAGACACAGTACATTGTCGTCACAGCAAACTGGATATTGTAACAGATGCACGTGTCATAGAACTGGAATGGGATTGTATCAATGAAGAGGTTGCATCTGTTGTGTTGGGAGACTTTCAATATAATTTCATTGCGGATGTATCAAGTATGTCAAATCGGATAGAAAGTGCAATCCGACCGGATGGCACTGTGATAGGAGCACAGGTCAACGGCATCATAAACGGAGTGAAAGCACAGTTTCGGGCACAGTCCGACATCGCACAAAAACAGAAAGTACGCGCTGTTTTATTTGAAGATTTGAATCCGGAGTCGGAAACGTTTGGAGCAATGTGCCTTGGTACAATGGGGTTCGAGATTGCCAGTAAAAGAACTGCAGATGGAAGAGACTGGGACTGGTCCACATTTGGAACAGGACAGGGATTCTTTGCTGATTTTATCACAGCAGGAACAATGCTGGCTGATCGGATCAGAGGTGGAACATTGGAAATCGGAGGATTTGACAATAATAGTGGCGTTGCAAGGGTGCTGGATGCAAGCGGGAAAGAAATAGTCAGACTGGATAAAGATGGAATTTACGCAGAAGGGAAATATATCTGCGATTCTTTGAGCGATAATCGGCGTGTGACAATAAAGGACGGAACAATATTATTTTCAAACAAAAAGGATGAGGGCGTTCTTTGTATGACGTATGTTGGAAATGCACTATTATTCACCGATGGAAACAAAGAAGACAGCAAAAACTTACTAAGGATCACGAAGGATGCGGTTCTGTTAGATGCGGAAAACGTTGGACCCGGAGCTTATGGTAAGACTGGAACGGCAGTTTTTTCGAATGGGACAAATCTAAGGTTTGAAAAAGGATTTCTTGTGGGTGGAATCACGAAAGAAGGTGATTTCTGATGTCATGGACGATAGGAAACTTTTATCTGACCACAGAGCAGATGCAGGGGAATGCAAGAGAAGTACTAAGTTTTTTTGAACAAAAAGGATGGTCGCTGAATGCTATTGCTGGGATATGCGGCAACATGCAAAGTGAATCGAACATCAATCCCGGAATCTGGCAAAGCCTGCAGGAGGGAAACTATAGTGGAGGTTTTGGACTGGTACAGTGGACACCGGCAACAAATTATACAAATTGGGCAGGTACGAACGGATATGGAATTACGGATCCAAACGGTCAGCTTACATGGATAGATTCTGTTACAGTTTCTTTTGGTCAGTGGATTGCAACCGATGCATATCCGCTGTCGTTTGATCAGTTTAAGGTCAGCGGAGAGTCACCGGAATATCTGGCATCTGCATTTTTGAAAAACTTTGAACGTGCAGGTGTAGAAGTGGAAGCCGAGAGGCGGCAGCAGGCAAGATATTGGTACAACTACCTGAGTCAATATGCAGGAGGATCTGAAAAAATAGAAGCTGCGGTAAACTGGGCGATTCAAATCGCAAATGATAACAGTCATGGATATGATCAGACAAACCGCTGGGGACCGGATTACGATTGCTCCTCGTTATTGATTCAGGCGTGGGAAAATGCCGGGGTTCCGGTAAAAAGCAATGGGGCAACCTACACCGGTAATATGCGGGAAATATTTTTAAATTGCGGTTTTACGGATGTGACAGGGCAGATAAATCTGGCAACAGGATCCGGTGTACAAAGAGGGGATATCCTTCTGAACATCGTAAACCATACTGCAATGGGAATTGGAAATGGACAGGTTGTGCAGGCCAGCCAAAATGAATTTGGCGGAACAACCGGCGGCCAGACTGGTGATCAGACAGGAAAGGAAATTTGGACAACCGGATACTATAACTATCCGTGGGACTGTGTGCTGCGATACAAAAGCGGTGGAGGTGTGTTGCCGGGAGACGTTTACCTCGTCAGGTGGATACCAGGATAAGAAAGAAGGTGTGATATGGAAACAACGACAACTTTATACATTGACGTGAGAAACCCGGGAATTATGCAAACAATCTATGCAGTACAGTACGATTCGGGCAGACTTCTGCGCTGTATGATTTCCGGAATGGCAAAGACAATCAGTAAGGCCAGGATTTATTGTAAGAAACCAAGCGGATCAGAAACTTACACAGAAGGAACCGTGATAAGCAATTATTGCGTCCTGTTCAGTTTGACGCCGCAAATGGTTGCAGAAGTGGGAAATACGGAATGCCAGCTACATTTGATTGATGGTAGCAATGCTGTCACATCATTCAAAGTGAAGATGGAGGTCAGAGAAAACTTAGTGGCTGCATCCGAAATACAGTCAACCAATGAATATCAGGCGCTTGTAGATATACTGAATCGTTTGGAGAAGTATGATCCGATTGAAATTACAACGATGGAAATTGATTCTCTGCAGTCAGGGACCATAGAAAGTGGAAGCATTGCTTTAAACGTGCAAAAAATTTATGCCTCTGTAGGACAGATGAATGCAGGATTTGAAACCGATGGTCTTCCGGAAAATGCGATTGTGATGATAAGTACCGGTAACCCGGATGATGCTGATAATGCCAAGGTTTATAGAAAGGGCGCAACTGGATATGAGTACATGGTAGATTTATCCGGTGCAACAGGGGCTAAAGGAGAGAAAGGGGATCCTGGTCCAAGAGGAGAAAAAGGGATTCAGGGGGATCCGGGAAAAGATGGAACGGGTGTTACTATACTGGGGTCCTATAAAACAGAAGAGGAATTGAACAGAGAACATCCAACAGGAAATGTGGGCGAATCCTATCTGGTAGATGGAAATCTATATGTATGGGACAACGTATCTGGTCAGTGGAAAAATGTAGGACGTATTCAGGGTCCGGAAGGACCGGCAGGAAAGGCAGCAACAATACGGATCGGAACTACTACGACTGGGGAGGCCGGAACTGAGGCGTCTGTTGAAAATTCGGGTACAGAAACTGAGGCGGTATTTGATTTCGAAATTCCACGGGGTGCTTCTGGAGAAGTAACAGGAATAGAGGATATTCCGAATTCGGATATCGATTCGCTTGGAGGAGGCGCATAAAAAATGATTATTGCAGTATTTGATGGATGCTCCAAGCGGGTAGATATCGATGGAAAACTTACACAATGGGACTACGGACAGGTTTTACAGATCTGCGGAATGGAAGTAGAAGAAGAACAAATACAAGTACATTTCACTGACAAATGTACGAATGGTGCATTGGTAGTACTTGGGAAAGTGGAAGACGGTGACATCACAGTCGACATTCCAAATGAATTACTGAAAAGAAGTGGAACAATCCAGGCATATGTATATAAGACTATTCCGGGAGAAGGAAAGACCATATTTGAAATTCGGTTAAGTGTAAAAGCACGAAAAAAGCCAGAAGATTATGAGGCTCCAGCGGATAAACATGTACTGGAACAGATCGTGGAGCAATTAAAGCAAAAAGGAGACGGGCTGCAGTTAGAGGGGAATCAACTGCAGCTTTTGTCGGGTAATGATCCAATCAGTTCTGTAAATCTGCCAAACAGCGGAGGGACTGTGGAGATAGAGTCGATCACCAATCCGGAGATTGACGAGATTATGAAAGGAGCAGAGTGAAAATGCCAAGAAAGAAAGTAGCAAAAGCAGCAGTGCTCGCTGCAGAAAAGAAGTACCTAGATCAGGATGGTCTTGCACACCTGGTACAGAAAAACGATGCAAGATACGTAAGAAAAGAGGTGGGAAAAGGGTTATCTGCCAATGATTTTACAGATGAGTACAAGCAGAAGATTGACGATCTGGCATATACCAAGATTGCAATTAACAGCCTGACAGCTACAAACAGCAGCAATGAAATCGGCGCGACAGTAACTGCATCTGATGTAACATGGACTTTAAATAAAGAACCTAAGACCCAGAAAATCCAGTTTGCAAGCGAAGCTGCCGAAAATCTGGATAAGAGCATCCGTAAGAAATCATACACAGGAAAGACAGTGAAAGCAAATACGAATATCGTTCTTACTGTTACAGATGAAAGAGATGCGTCTGTATCCAGAACCGTGGCAATCGCATTCCAGCCAAAAGTATACTGGGGCAAGACTAACAAAGCATCACTCGCAAATGCGGATATCCTTGCGTTAGAGGGTTCTGTGCTTGCAGGCGGCAGAGGACGCAGTTTTACAGTAAATGCCGGAGCAGGTGAGAAGATCGTGTATGCAATCCCTACATCATTTGGAACTCCGACTTTTAATGTCGGTGGATTTGACGGCGGATTTACAAAAGCGCAGACATTGGAGTTTACCAACGCATCCGGATATAAGCAGAGCTATGACGTATGGATGTCTGTAAACGCAGGACTGGGATCTACAGCAGTCACAGTAAAATAAGGAGGTTTGAAAGATGGCACAGAGCATTGAAGGTGGTGTTGTAATCGTCAACACCTTATCCACAAAGAATAATGGAAATTATCCGCTGTGCATGGCGGAAAGCGTGCAGCTTGCGGAAGGAAAAACTGTAGAGCAGAAAATCAGTGAACTGGAGGCAGGCGCCGGAAACGAGATCATCACAGAAGATGAGATTAATGGATTGTTTTAAAGAAAAGGAGAGATAAGAACATGGCAAAATTTTTAGATTTAACAGGACTTGGAACATTTAAAGAGAAAATGCAGGAATGGGCAAATGGTGCATTTCGAAAGAAAACTGACAAAGTAGTTTCTACTGATGTTACGTATAAGGGAAAATCGCTGGATGAAGCAATTAAAAGTGGAGAATTTAAGGGAGATAAAGGAGACAGAGGAGAAACCGGAGCAGCTGGAGCACAGGGACCAGCAGGACCGGCAGGAGCTGCGGGTGCACAGGGACCTCAGGGATTGCAGGGGCCACAAGGTCCGGCTGGGGAAGCGTTTAAAATCGCTAAGACATTTGTTTCCGTTAATGCGATGAACAAAGGGTTTGCGACAGATGGAGTAAAGACTGGGCAGTTTGTCATGATTGACACAGGAAATGTAGAGGATGCTGACAACGCCAAGTTATATGTTAAAGGTGCGTCATCTTACACATACATCACAGACTTATCAGGAGCCACCGGTATGACAGGTCCACAGGGACCTCAGGGATTGCAGGGGGCTGCTGGACCAGCAGGACCGGCAGGAGCAAAAGGTGAACAGGGGATTCAAGGACCTGCAGGAGCAAAAGGCGAAAAGGGAGAAACGGGACCACAAGGACCTCAGGGATTAAAGGGTGAGAAAGGGGACATTGGACCAATGGGACCACAGGGTCCGGCAGGCTCGGATGCAAACGTGGAAAGTATTACAAACGAAGAGATAGATTCGTTGTTTACCATGTAAAGTGGGGTGGTTAAATGAAATATTTAAGTTGGACAGGATTGCAGCATTTTTACAGCAAATACATTGGAAATCTGAATGAACAGTTAAAGAATGTTAAGAAAAGCATTGGAAACTTAGGAAACCTTGCGACAGCATCGAAAGAGAATTTAGTGTATGCAATAAATGAAATAAAGGGTGCACTATCATCCTTTGTAGAGAAAAAAGATATTGTGGATAATTTGACGTCACAGGCAGGTGATGCACCACTGAGTGCAAATATGGGCCGAGAGTTAAGCGAAGACATGAGTGTAGAGACGGAATGGAAGATTTATAACGAAAATAACTGGGAACTAAAATATCGGAAAAGCGGATACAAACGGTATCAGGTAAGAGTGATTTATACAGACAAAAATGGATCGCACGATAACAAAGACAGACTAATTATGCGTGGATGCCCATTTACTCCAGCTGGAGACCAAAGGTTAGTGATGTTAATGAATGTTGCACAGCAAATTGTAGGAACGGGAAATATACAATTCAGAACAAACAGAAACGTTACATTGTCTGCAGAAGAATATAACAGTCCTGTTACGTATGAGTGTTATGGAGAGGTAATCGTGCAATAAGAGAGAGTCTGTACACATTTTATTTTACAATTCGAATACAGGAAGGAAAGTGAGGATATGAAGAAAATGAATTATGCAGAACCAATTATTGATGTTTATAATGCGATTGTAGGAACGGTCGTTGCTGTTCTCTCGTACATCCTCGGAGAACATTGGATTTTATTTGTAGCATTTTTGCTTTTAAATATTGCTGATTGGCTAACAGGATGGATGAAGAGCAGAATGGCTAAGAAAGAAAATTCTGTTAAAGGATGGAAAGGCGTATTAAAGAAATTAGGGTACTGGTTGATGATTATGGTAGCATTTGGAGCAAGTGCAGTATTCATAGAAATAGGAAAGACTATCGGAGTAGATTTACAGGTTACAACATTACTTGGATGGTTTGTACTTGCAAGCTTGCTTATTAACGAGATTAGATCGATCTTGGAAAATTTTGTAGAAGCTGGATTAAATGTGCCAGTTGTTCTTATCAAAGGATTAGAAGTTGCAGATAAGTTGGTAAATAAAGACGATAATACTAAATAATGAATGTTTATGGAATGGTGGGTGGTTCCAATGTGTGTATAAATATAGAAACTCGTAAATAAGTAAAGAATAGATTATGGAGGTATTATTTTATGGCAAATTTAGAACAATTCATTCAAAATATGGTAAATATGTGTAATGACAATTCATATGGTTATCGTCTCGGAGGATGGGGGCCAAAGGATTACGATTGTGCAAGCTCCATCATAACAGCATTGCGAAATGCTGGATTTGATACTGGATCAGCTACATATACAGGGAATATGGGAGCAGAGCTTTGTGCGAGAGGATGGACAAGGCTGCCAGTTGGCACTTCATTGAACAGAGGAGATATTCTTCTAAATGAAGTGAATCATGTGGCATTATATGTAGGTAATAACCAGCTGGCTGAATTTTCTTCTGATTACGATGGAGCTTCAGGGGACAGCAGTGGAAAAGAAGCGAGTGTGCATGGGTATTATAATTTCCCGTGGGATTGTATTTTGAGATATAAAGGCAACACAGAAACGGAAGAAATTAAGAATGTACATTTATATGAATGGAACGGGGGAGATAATCAGTGGTGGAAGCTGATAAAGGACACAGATGGATTCTATGAAATGCAGTGCAAAGGAAATGGTCTGTTTTTGGATGTACATGAAGGTAAAGATGAGAATGGACAGAATGTTGTAGCCTATAAAAGGAATGGAACAAATGCTCAGAAATGGAAGATAATCCCAGTAAATGATTCAATATTAGGGAATTTTGCGTTTGAACTCGCTCCGAAAATCAATACAAATAAACGTTTGGATGTGTTTGGAAATGGAGTAGACAACCATACAAATATCGATATTTATGATACAAATGGTTCAGATGCGCAGCGTTTTTACATGAGACCAATCGGAGAGGGCTATTATCAGATTATCAATATCAACAGTTTAAAATCTGTTGATGGAGGCGGAATCTTATAATAGTGAAAAGAGGGCTTGGAAACAGGCTCTCTTTTATTGCGCGACATCGCACGGAGGAGGTGAGATCATGAGCGAACAGAACGAATTTGGCAGAGTATCCGCAGAGGAACTGGAAAAGGTATTTGAGACAGAAGAACAGGAGGAACAGGAGTAATGAGTATCTGTAGAGGAATTGCCGGCAGGAGAGGGAAGAATCCTGTCGGTATTTTTATCCACAATGATGCAGGTGGCAATTCTCTGAATGCAGCTTATTGGGCTAATTCTTTAGCAAATGGTAGTCAGAACAAAGAAAAAGGGTTCGCTCACGCATATTGCGGTAGCGATGGTGTTAGGCAGGTAGAGGATGACGCAAACTGTGCTTGGCATTGCGGAAATACAGACGGCAATATAAATTACCTGAGCATCGAAGTTTGTCAGAGTATGGGAGATTTGAACACATTTAAAGCAAATGAGGAGCGCGCTTTACAGTGGTGCGCTCAAAAGTGTAAGCAATATGGAATCACGCCTAATGAAAACACAATCCGATTGCATCAGGAAGTGTTTGCAACCGCTTGTCCGCACAGATCAGTGGAGATTCACGGCGGTGCAGCGCAGACAAAAGCCTATTTTATTAACCGTATCAAGGAGCTTATGAACGGAAACCAAAGCACAACGACAGATCAGGAAGGAGTAGAGGATATGCAGTGTATGTTTACAGTAGAGGGAAAAGGATGTGTTTATTGGATGCATGATGGAGTGGTTACAGCTTTAGCACACCCTGACGAGTTAAAAATCATTCAGCAAATTTATAAGGATAACTTTGGAAAGGATATGCCATGCTACAGTTGGGGGAAAAGTGCACCATGGCATGTGAGACTAATAAACCCATTGTATCGGGATCCAGTCAAAACCATCTAA